TTTTCTCCTAAACGATTCTTGATTTGTGCAGAACGAGGATCATTTGGGTTTTTGTTTGCCCAATCTAAGGCTTGCCGATCTTCACCAGAAAGCGTCTTCTTAGGTTGTTCAGCCTTGTATGAGTACGTCAAATCGTACGCTTCTTTCAAACGAGTCTTAGAACCCTGAATGTCGCCAATGGCTTGGTCAAGTGCGGCTCTAACATCTTTAGCATCTTGTCTGCGATCAATGGCAGCAAAAGAAGCAGTAAGTTGTTTACCCTCTTGATTAGACACATTACCCAAAGCACCACCTGTTTTAGAGGCATCACGAAGGTCTTGTAAGGCTTGGAAACCACCTTTGGCAACAATCTTATCGTACAGGGCTTGAGCCGCACGACCATTTGCTGTAATGCCAGGCAATCGACCTGCTGCAATACCTGTGATTTCTGAAAGACCAGGACTATCTCTTAGCTTCTCAATGTCTTTAACAAATGAATCAGCCTTAGTTTCAAAACTGTTAATTGCAGATGTTGCTTGTGGATATGCCGCTTCACGCTTTTGTTTCTCTTTAGGAGTAAGCAATTCAGCAGAAGCCGATTCTTTCAGAGAAATAGCAAGTTGTGCTAAATCTCTCTTAGTTTGCGTTTGCAATTGAGCAATTTGTACTGCCGTTGCACCACGTTCACGAGCAGCCTCAATCTGTGCATCTGCCGCAACTTTAGCTCTTTCTAATGCAGCATCAGCCGCAGTTTTAGCAGCTTCAGTCTTGGCTAGATTAGCCGCCTCTAATCCCGCAGTTCTAGCTAGTGTGGCTTCTGTTCTGCTTTGAGCTGCTGTTAAAGCCGCCAAAACTTTCTCTGGTGGGCCATATTTAGTTAGAACACCAATAACTTGATCTTGAGTTGCATCAGGGCCAAGTTTAGACAATTCAGAACGTAATTCTTCTTCTTGTCTAACAGACAATTGTGTCTTAGCCGCAGTAGCCAAAGAAGACTGTTCTGCCGCCCGTCTTTGCTGAACTAAAGCCATCTCACTTTGTGCTTGACGAGCATATTGAGCCAAAGCCATAGCACCTTGTTGGTCTCCTGCTTGTGAAAGCATTTGAGCACCTTTTAAGATTGACTCAGGATCAGTTTGGTCTATCTGTTGGGCAATAGTGTTTCTAGCACTAACAAGTTTTAATTGTGGGTCTTCTACACCCATAGCACCACCAATGGCAGTACCAAGACCTCTAGCACCACCATAAGTTAGTGCCGCACCACGAGCAGCAGGGTCTAGTTGAGCAAGGGTAATACCTTCTTGCAAAGCACTTGTTCTTTGACGCTCACCGTACATTTCAGGGGTTAGCCCAAACAAACCCGCTACGATATTTTCTGCCATGATGAATCCTTAAGAAAATAAGCCACCAATTGCTTGCCCAAATGCGGGAGAAGCACCTAGCCCACTTAGTAGTGTTGAATAGGGGTTAGTTGTTGCTGCATTACCAGTAGCCAATCGAGTACTAAACTCAGCACCTGATAAACCTAAACGACCGACATTAGCACCTGCTGTAGCCGCTTGTTGACCAAGAGCCGCACCCATTGTCAAAGGTTGTTGTGCTAATTGCTCTAAGCCTTGAACTTGTCCCAAAGCAGTCGTGTAAGGCGCATAAGCGGCTTGTTGACCACCATAGTACTGACCCATAGTCTGTGCGCCAGTACCAAGCAATCCCGCACCAAATGCGACATTCTGTTGACCATACTGTTGAGCATTAGCCGCCAATTGAGCCTCTTGTTGCGCTCTAGCGTTATACAGAGCTTGCAACTCAGGAGTAGTAGCACCCATAGTGCCACCTTGAGCAACCGCTAAACCACCACGACCTTGTTGTTGGAGTCTGTTTTGCAGATTAGCCAACTCTAGTTCACGACCTGGTTGCAACAAAGCCATCTGCTGATTGAGATAGTTTTGAGCGACATCTTGAGGAGATTGAGCTAAGTATTGATTACCCAAGTTAAACAAGTTCTGTGCGCCTGTTTGCAAAGGAGCAAATTGTGCTTGTGCGCCTTCAGCTTGTTGTAAACCTTGTTCAGCTAATGCTACTAATCTGTCTTGTGCATTCTTAGCTTCAGGGCTTAATGTGTACCCTGCGCTTGTCAATTGACCTGTTCTTGGATCGACTTGGAATTGAGAAGTTCCAAAACGAGTGGTCATGCCAACGGGTCTGAAGGCAGCCGCTTGTTTGGCAGCAGCAGTCTCGGCATCAATCATCTGTTGCGCTCTTTGAGCCGCTTCACGAGATGTTTGTTGTTGGAGAAGACCCGCACCAGTAGTCAAACCCCCTGATAGCAAAGCACCTATCTGAGCCGCAGTAAGTCCACCAAGACCTGTTCCTGCGGCAGTTCCTAATGCCGTTCCAACACCTGTACCTACGCCAGTACCGACACCCGCAAGAGTAGTACCTAGACCTGTTCCTACACCCGTACCTACGCCTGTTAATACACCTGTTCCAACTCCACCTAAAGTAGTGCCAAGACCTGATCCTGTCAAAACTCCTGTGCCTAAACCTGTACCTGCCGTAATTCCTGCACCAGTTCCTGCCGCACCTAAACCTGCACCTGTAGTGCTAAGACCTAGACCGCCTGCACCTGTTGTTAAACCAGTACCACCACCCATTCCTGCAACAGTACCGCCTAAAGCACCTGTCAAAGCACCAGTACCGCTACCACCTGTTAGGTTGGTCAATGTACCTGTCAAAGCACCAGTAGTTAAAGAGTTAGCAAGAGCAGTTGCTCCCGCAGTACCACCCGCACCACCAAGAGCTAAATCTAGTTGAGCCAACTCAGCCATTGTTAGACCAGTTGAACCAACAGTAGCAGCACCACCTAATGCACCTGCACCACCAAATAATCCCGCACCATAGCCCCCTGCTAAAGCAGCTAGAACTACAGGGTCTGTAATCGCTTGTCCTAATCCCTCTAAAAATGAACCTGCAACTTCTTTTTGTTGAGTAGTTTGTTGGTATTCACCAGTAGGAGAGTAATAGTTAACATTACCACCAGCTTGGTTTTCACTTGCTTTATAGGTAATAACATTTTCTAATGGGCCAACTTGTTGATCTTCACCAGAACCTCTTACTTCATTGATGGCTTGAACATAAGTATCACCAAGCAATACTGCTTGATTAGGAGGAATAACTGCGCCTACACGAGCCGCAACTGCACCCTCATCTAACCCAACAGCTTGAGCCATCTGAGCAGGAGAGACTCCATAGGTCTCCATAGCCGTGACGATCTCGGCATCAGTCATGCCTGGATTAGCTAACAGAAAATCTACAATTTGTGCGCTAGTTACAGCCATGATTGCTCCTTATTGTGGCTCAACAGGCCAAGTAATAGTCCAAGGAAAGCCAGCTTGTGCTGTAATGTCACGCAAGGCTTGACGATAGGTAGCCCATACTTCTTTGTCAACAGGAGCATCAGCTACTTGTGTCCAATCGCATAACAAAAGCAAGCGGTCACGCTCTACTCGAACTTGCACAGCTTGAGTTAAAACTTTAATATTTGTTTCTTCTTCATCTAGTGCTGTGACAACATACTGCTGAGTCCATACGCCATTGATTAAGACTGCTGGGCCTTCATTGCGTTGTTGTGTAGCAGGGTTAAAGTAAGGAGGGGTAACAATAGCTAATTTTGTAACTCCAAAATTTTCAGCTTGTTCTGAAGTTAACTTACGGGCAAAACAAAAATTGTTCTCATCCCATTGGGTTGGCTCAATGTCAAATATGTGGCGTACAAAAACACCATCTTTAGATTGTACATATTTCATTATTCTGCCTCCTTATTAGCTTTGCGTTTAGCTGTCACTCTAATTACCGCATCAGCATATGCTTGTTCATTGTCAATCTGTGAGCGAAGCGCATCCATAATTGCTTCTACTGAGTTCATCTGCTGCATAGTCGATGCAAGTCGTTCAGCGGTAGCTGTTTTAAACTCACCATCTGGAGCAATAGCTAACAAGTATTGAAAGTTAGTGCGGTCAAAATCGTAATGAAAATACTCCACCTCACGAGCATAAATAGCCTCGGCAATGGTGTCGTATTTGTAGTCTGGGGTAAGTTGTGTGTAAATCATTTTTTGTTCATTATGGGTTGAGGTTAAAAGCTACACCTTGACCATCACCAGTTGGCAATGTTGCGGGGTCTGTATATTTAGCACCAAAACCTGATGAAGACCAAGCATAGGCCGTAATAAATGGCGTAGTGTCGTGAGCAACTACCATAACATTGCCAGCAGAATTAAAAGCAACAGAACGACCAATGCCTGTGGGTGTTGTTGCTGGGTCAGTAAATTTAGTTCCAAAACCAGCACTAGACCAAGGATATGCTGTTATGCGTGGTGAACTATCGTGAGCAACAGCTAGTGCATTTCCAAAAGGACTAAATGCAACACCACGACCAGAAGCTGATGGCAATGTTGCAGGGTCACTATATTTAGTGCCAAACCCCGAAACAGACCAAGGGTAGACATTGATTGAAGGGCTTCCGTTGCTACCGACAGCAATTGCATCACTAGCAGGGCTAAATGCTACCGAATACCCCTCTGATGGCGGCAGTGTTGCTGGGTTTGAAAATTTAGTTCCAAAACCAGAACCTGACCAAGGATACGCAAGAACCATAGGGCTATTTTCTTCAGTAACAGCAATTGCATTACCAGACGGAGTAAAAGCTACACCATAAGTCGTACTTGTTGGGATTGTTGCTGGGTCTGTATATTTAGTTCCAAAGCCTGATGTAGACCAAGGGTAGACAGTAATAAATGGAGACACATTACGAGCAACTGCCAAGGCATCGCCAGCGGGACTAAACGCTACGCCCCTGATGATGTCATTTGGTAATGTTGCTGGGTTTGAAAATTTAGTTCCAAAGCCAGAACTAGACCAAGCATAGGCTGTAACAAAGGGGCTGCTTGAATGACCTACAGCAATTACATCTCCCGAAGGATTAAAATCTACAGCACGACCAACATTGGGAATCACTGTGGTTGGGTTTGTAAATTTAGTTCCAAAGCCTAATTTTGAAAAAGGATACGCTGTTATAAATGGAGTAATGTTATGTGCAATTGCTACAGCTTCAGCTTGTATTTCACTTTGAAATAAATAATTTGCCATCCATTTGGTAGCAGTTACTTTTATACACATAAGTGTATTGTTTGGAGGAACAGAGATAGTTCCAGTTGTTCCATTACCAAGCACTAATGTGTCACTGGTAATTAAAACATTCACATTGCGACCACCATTTTCCACAGTAAATAGAACAACTGTTCCTATCGGAAAGGCAACGCTACTATTTGCTGGAATTGTGTAAGAACGAGAAACAGTATCAGACGCTGGATGAAAAATCTGTTTACCAGCGTCACCTAAAACCAATGTGTAATTGGCAGATTGAATGTTTTGTGTGTATTGCACACTACTACTAAGCGCAATGTCACCAGAGCCAAGCAATGAAGCACCATTTAGAGTTTTGATGCTTGTCCCACTTACTAGAGTTGCTTGCGCCCCCAAAGAGGTTAAAGCATTACCAGCGGTTGAAGCTCCTGTACCACCATTTGCAAT